TCCCAATAGGCCGTGATCGGGTTCGTGATCGGGTTCTGGTTCGCCGTGCCGATCCAGACGTAGCCGTTTTCCAGCGGCTGGCCGTCCGTGTCGGTGAAGATGGGGAACGGGGGCTGGATGGAGAGCGCGGTCATGGTTGGGGCTCCTGGGGTTATTCTGCGGTGTTACTGTGCGGGTTCGGGCTGTTCGGGTGCCATTGTGGCGGTGACGCCTGCGCGAGCGCCTTGTGTCTTGGCACCTTCAGACAAACCGTTGACGAGTCGCATGAGCTTTTTGCGCTCACTGGGCGGCAGTCCTTCAAGCAACTCCAGCATTGACTGGTTGGACAAGGTGGCCTGTCGAATGATGTCGAGGGTCTTCTCGTTGATGCGCTTCTCGACGTCCCGCAGCGCCAGATTGGCAGCAGTGACCACAGGATTGAACCAGTTGGGTAGGCGGCGACGCCAGTTGTTGGCGTCGATCAGTCGCACCAGTTCCTCGCGTCCACCCTTGGCCTTGTCTGCAATGACACCTTGCCGCTCGACGTAGGAGGCCACCTTGTTGAGCGTGGACATCTCCTTACCCATCTCCTTGAAGATGTCGAAGTTGCCTGTGCCGAAGACAGACTCGACAGCAGCGGTGTTGTTACCACGGACGAGTTTGACGTACTCTTCTGGAGAGTCCTTGAACATGCGGAACGCCTCAGCAGCCATCTGGCGCTTCTCAAGGTCTTTCGCACCCTTTGAGAAAGTGTCCAGATACTGCTTCCATTCAGTGCCGCCCGCGCGAACGATGGCATTGTCGATTTCTGGTCGAACGATGGCCAATACGTCGGCGGCAACCTTCTTGCTCACCTTCGGATCTTGACCGGCCATTAAGGTGTCGATGATCTCGTTGACGCCTTCTTTGCGGATGGTGTAGAGGTCACGCACATCCACTACGCCGTTATTCAGCGCGGCGGCAGAGCGAAGCTGTGAATCCAACTGACCCATCACTTGCTGGTGGATCTTGCTCATGCGCTTGCCTGGCGCGGTCATTGACGCCCGAATCGCGTCCGTCACGTTGTCGATGCTCAGCGGGCGCAGGCCGTAGTCTTCCAAACTGCCCATCTGCCGTTGAAGAAAATCACGCTCGGCGCGACGCTGACCAGCGAGGCGAGTGAAGATGTCTGCGGTTTCCTGTTGTTCAGTGGCTGATGCGGCAAGACGGTTGCGCAGGAATGTCGCAGAACGGTCAATCGGCTCACCAGCAACGATCATCTGATCCGGTCGCCGCAGAGGCCCTTGCGCTTGAGCAGCGAGGGTGTTGAGTCGTGCTGCCTCCGTTCCCGGCACAACCATCGACTGACCTTGCAACGGCTCGCCTGTCACGGTGCCTCTGATCAAGCCGCCTTGTTGCGGCGCAGGTACGGGTGCAGGTTGCCCCTGCCGCAGCGCCGACACCATCGACTGCTGACGCTGTGCGATCTGTGGCTGCAGGCGAGCCATCGTCTGCGCTGCCTGATTAGCAGCAGCCATCTCGGTTTCACGCATTGGCGTGGTGAGTTGATTCAAGACAGACCGAGATTCGTCAATGGCGTTGCGGATTTCTGTCTCGTTGCCGCCGCGAGCCAATCGCGCCAGTTCAGCCAGTCGGTCCTCACTTTGCCGACGCAGGATCACATCCGTCTCGTCGAGTGATGCACCGAGTTCATTCAGCGACTGCCACGCCTTGCGGTCAATGTTGGCAGTGGCCTGAGACGGCAGGTCGCTGGGGTCAGCACCACGTAACGCGGAGCGGATGGCATCGATTTCCCTACCGGCTGCGGCGCGAGCGATCTTGGTAGCCTGTCGTCCCTTGACATCGAGAGCGCGGGTAGCCGAGGTGCCGAACTTCTGAAGCGCAGCAGAGATGATGGGTGCGGCCACTCGACCGGCTGTCTCATACGCAGCACCCGTCACCACATCCCGCGCACCACCGATCAGCGCCTCACCGGCCGTAGCAGGGCCTTGACGATAGCCAAGCGCGGTCTCCAGCAGATCAAGACCACCCTTGGTCAGTCCGTAGCCGAGGCCAGCGCCACCAACTGCACCCGCTGGCCCGAGCGGTGTCCCCACAACCGCGCCACCGGCCGCACCGAGCGCCTCGACGGTGGGGCGCACGAAGGAGATCGCCCGCTGAGTCAGCGGCACTTGCGCAGGTTGTGCAGGCGGTGCAACTTGACCAGGTGCAGCACCGGGGATCACACCGGGGGGTGTGGCGGGTTGCATGGCGCCGCCATACTGCGCCGCGAGTGCGGCCAAATCGACTGCCGGGGCAGGCGCGGGCGAAACAGCGCCACCAAACCGCTTAATCAGGTCATCAATCGTTGCCATTGTCGTCAGAGCCCAGCGGCTCTCCTGAACTGATCAGCAGCAGCCTGGCTCGGGAATGACACCGTTCGACCATCGGGCAACGTAACAGACACAGCGCCACCGGCGGGCGCAGGTGCGGGAGGGCGTGCGCCGCCGCTTTGCCGGTACTCGTAAGTGTCTTCGAACGCTTCCCGCGCTCGCTGCCTGACAAGTTTGGCGTTCTCGGCCGCGCGCAACAGCGCCTTTTTGACGCTTTCTGTAGCCTGTTCCCGGCCAATTTCTGCGAAGGCTTGCTTGAGTTGCGCGCCTTCTACGTTTGATACGTTACCCAAAGCACCCCCGGTCGGGGACGCCGCACGCATGTTTTGCAATTCCGAGAAGCCGCCGCGAGCCACGATTTTGTCGTACAAAGCCTGCGCTTCTCTAGCTTGGGGAGTCACACTCGGGGTGCGCCCGTAGACAACGCCCGTGATTCCAGTAAGCCCGGGATGAGCAGCAAGATTTTCCAAGTCCGCGACAAGATCACCCATCGTAGTTTCAACCGTGGCGACCGCCTGCTTGGCTTTCGGGAACAGCGCTTCGCGCTTCTGGCGCTCTTTAGGTGTCAGGCCCTCCATGAACTGCGGCGGGGTCATGCCGACCGCTTGATCACGCGGCACATACTTCACTTGGCCAGTGGCCGGGTCAACCACAGGGATCGGCGCTGGCGGCTCCCGGGGTTCACGCGGCTGCGGCGGCGGGCGTTTTGCCTCGGCCAACTGACGCTGGTAGTCAAAGATCGTGCCTTTGAAGCCTTGCTCCACGGCTCGTTCGTAATCTTTCTGTGTCGGCGTTTTGGTTTCTGGCGCTGCGGGCGCGGTGAACATCGCCGTAGTTGAGCCGGGCTGAAACACCGACGCGCCGGGGGCAACAACCATCGGCTTCCCAGGCTCTTTGGGGTACAGCGGCGCACCGGCACGGTCGAGGAAGTTGACCACCGCGTCGGGAACCCGTCTGAACTTTTCATTACTGGCAGCGACTGAGTCCATGTATCCGTGGATCATCCTTGCCGCGAGCAATGGGTTTTGTTCAGCAATGCTTGCAGCATCGTCGTAAGCCTTTTTCTTATCGGGGTTTTTCTCAACTTCCGCCGACTCACGCAGCCGCTTGATCCCGATCTCCGGGTTCATCCTCAGAGCGTTGACAATGCTACCAGCCCGACGCAGACCAGACTCAACCACTTCAACAGGTGTCCGTTCCAGTTCTCGTGCGATGAACGCCCTGCTGGCTTCGCTTTCAGTGAGTTGCAGCAATCGCAACTGCTGCTGCCTCGTCATCCCCTCAAACGGAACCGCTTGAAGTTGTTGTAACTCGGCCTCATTGGCAGCGGCTCGTTCTACAGCCTTTTGCTCCATTGCAAGTTTTTGCCGAAGCGCGTCAGTCTGTGCAGCCCGCTGCTCCCGCGCAGCCTCCATCTGCTGCATCGAAGCACCCAGCTTCAGCCCCTGCAGCACCCCCGCAAACGGGTCTGCCTGGGGGATGACGTAATTGAACGGCTGGACCATGACTTAGCCTCCAAAACCGTAGAGACCAGATCCACCACTCGGACCAGCGGTGATACCTGATCCACTGGTGATGGTTCCTGCACCTGGTGATCCGCCGAACAGACTACCGAAAATGTCCTTTCCGGTCTGCAACTGATACCCGCCTAACATCCCCGGAATCTGAAACAACTGACCAAACGCAGCGCCACGCCCCAGCGCACCGCCGGCCTGCGCTGCGCCCTGCTGTTGCAGCAAATTGGCCACGTTGGTGCCAGTGTTCATACCTGCCGTGCCCACGCGAGCCGCAGACTGCTGACCCAGCGATGTCAGGCCGCCGAGCCGGCTGTACTGCTGCTCCAGCGCCTGCTGGAGCATCTGCGGCCGGAACTGCGCCAGCGCGGCCTGCACGTTGCCCCCACGCAGCCCGCCAGTGGCCGATGCACGCTGCAGGATGGCTTCCTCGCCTTGCCGTGTCAGCGCCTGAAACAGCGGGCTCTGCTCGATGCCTGCGATGGCCTGCTGCTGCGCCTCTGCGCCACCTAGGCCGATGAGGTTCTGCATGCCCTGCAACGCTGGTTGTCCGGCCTGCGTGTACGGTGCCAGCAGCTTCTGCATCTCGTCGAATTGACGCCGCTGCTCCTCAATCCCCATCTCGGCGGCTTGCGTCTGTGCGCCTGCGGCCTTGCTGGCTGCACGGGACTGCGTGATCGATCCGAGGACGGAACTCCCGGCAATCGCGACTACGGGATTAGGCATCGCTGCCTCCTTTGTTGAACTCGGTCAGATAGTCGTCCAGCTTCTCGCCGTACATGCCCAGCACCTTGTGAGCCACCGACGCCGCCGCCACAGGGCCGTGGCACAGACGCACGGCGGCCAGCACCAGTTCGTAGTAGCCGGCCCGCCAGACGTAGGATTGAGCCGATGCGTTACCTTCGCGCTCCACGCGGTCAGAGGCTTGCCACTTCAGCACCATCGAGCCCAGCAGTGGCGCCAGATCGGCAGCGTGCTGCGAGAAAAACGCATTGCGTGGCATGGCCACCAGCGTATTCCAGATCAGGGCGTCGAGCACCTCACGCTCGACGGGATCTCCATCGGCGTAATCGTCAAACGCCTGGATGCTCTGCCAGAGCATGAGTAGCCACTCCGCAGCGTCGGCGGGCAGCATCAGCGAGTCGAAATGCGTGCGCAGGCTATAGGTCATGGCGTCCTCGGAGGCCGCCGGTAGCCACACACTCGGCGCGTGCATCATACCCGTCAGGTGATTTCGCGTCCAGACACCCGCAGCGTCAGCGCCGTGGCGTTGCTGGCGACGGTGGAGATGAACCCGCCGGACTCCAGCGCCTGGCCCACCAGTTCCTGGCACAAATAGGTTTCACCGGGCACCACGGTGCGGTCGTCGATGACGAGATTCGCATTACCGGCCGATCCGCCCGAGGTGACGAGGTTCACGCTGAACGTGCGGTTCACCGTGTCGGTGTTCGTCACCGTGGCCTTGTCGATGATGGCCTTGGCGTTGGTGGCGGTGTATTGCGTGGTCTGCGTGGCCTCCAGTTGCTTGGAAGGGACGAGGACGCGGACTGTTACGGTCATTGGAACCCCTGGATGTTGTTGGACACGGTGACGATGATGGACGGGATGCCTGGATGTGGGGCAGCGGCAGGCACGGCCAGCAGTTCCACTGACAGGTCACTCACCGAAAACATGACCTCGACGTAATCGCCGGCTTTGAGGCTGAAAAAGTAGTTCAGGGCCGAGAAAATCTCGGCGTTGTTGCCCTGTATTCTGATCTGACTGGCAGAGTCAGTGACGTCCACACCATTCTTGCGAAACCAGATGTAGAACTCTGCGGTTCCGCCAGCGGTCTTGTCAAGCTGGACAGACAGTTGCAGGTTGTAAATGCCGTCCGTGTCCACGTTGATGCGCGTCTGCGGGGAACCGCTCAGGAACACGCCGGATGACAGGTCCGTGGTGTTCAGCGTTACCCCGGTGGCCGTGTTGATGGTCGTCGCGGTTTGCGTGGCGGTGCTGTAAAAAGACCCGTAGCGCGACCGTTTGAACTCACGCGGGGGTGGCGCAGTGGTCAGCAGTTCCAGCGCCGTGCGCATCTGCTCAACGGCGTCCAGCGCCTGCTGCGCCTTGGCCTCGGCTTGCAGCGCGGTGTCCTGCGCCAGTGTGGTCACAGCGTCCAGCGCCTCGGTGGCCTTCTGATCGGCAGTGCCCGCAGCGATGGCCAGATCCACCAGCGTGGTGGGCTCCAGTTCGCGCACGTTTGAGAACAGGCGCTCGAACTGCCGCACCTGTTCATGGTCTTGCAGGAACGACGCGAGTTGATCCCGCGTGAGGTTGAGTTTGGACGCGGCCATCAGTACGCCAGCGCCTCGATCTGCGCCTCCAGGCGGGCGAACGACAGGTGCGCCTGACTGTCACCCCGGAACCGCTGCATACGCCAGTGGCGCATGGAGCCCTGCCGTAGCCACACCAGGCGTTTCGTGCGGTTGCCGATGGCCCCGGCCCTGATGTAGTGATCCTGCCCCCATGCCGAGCCGTCGAAGGAGTAGCTGGTGCTGATCTGCGGGTCCAGCCCCAACGCCACGCGGCCCGTTAGCGCCACCAGTTCGAGCTCGTGGAACAGGGCGCCGCTGCCGGCGTTGTAGACGATGATCGTGCCGAACTCCCAGCGCACCGTCTGGCCCCAATGGTCGCTGCGCGTGTCCACGAAGTGCCCGATGGCCGATGACGACGGGTCACCGATACACCATTGGTTATAGGCCCAGACGAAGTTGCGCGCCCGGTACTGCGCGAAGCCCGTGAGCGTGGTGGTCAGGGTCGTCCAGATCGGCTGTTTCAGCGCCTCGGAAGCCGCGAGGTCGAACACCACCGTGCGGTCAGGCAGATGGACGTACAGCAGTTGGTGGTTCTTGTCATTGCGGGCTTCGAGCTTCACCCGCGACAGTTGCGACTCGGTGTAGGTCAGCAATAGGCGGTCAATCTCGTCGGTGCTGATCTTCTGCGCCGTGGCGTTGGCGGCCATGTAGATGCCGGGGGCCTCGTTGCGGCCGGAGCCTAGGAAGGCGATCATCTCGTTGAAGACGCAGCACGCAAACGTGCCGATGGCGCCCTTCTGGATCTGAGCGCCGTCGATGCGCCCGAAGGGGAACAGATCGCCGCCCACGTTGTCGAACACCTCGATAGTGTGGCGGTTGAGCGCGTAGACCTCGTTGCGCAGCTTCAGCAGGGCCACCACCGGGTCAGGGTCCACCTCGCTGCTGCCGTACTTCAGGGGGTTGACCTGCGTCGGATCGCTCAGCTCCGTGACCACCAGGAACTCGCCGTCCGTCACCATGAAATAGCCGTCAACCCACACCACATCGACCAGCACCGTGCCCAGGTCCGGGTCCGTCACCTGCGTGAGCGTGGCACCGTTCCAGTAGTAGAGCCGGCCGCCCGACACGACGGCCAGGCGGTCGAACGAGTAGTCGAACGCGACCAGCTCATCCACGGGGCCGCCCACATCGCCCAATTCGGTGACGGCGCCATTGCTGGCAATGCTCACCAGCTTGGTGCCCATGACGCGATAGAGCGTGTTGCGCCACTCGATGCCGCCCCGGTCAGTGCCTGGGCCGGTGCCATCGCTCACGATCCCGTCAGCCGGCCGCAGGTAGGCATCGCTGATGCCGCTGCCCTTGGGTGTGACGAAGAAGTTAACCGGGTAGGCCGTGCGCAGGTCAGGGCCGTTGTCGGTGTAGATGCCGCTGACGATTGGGATTTGCATGTCAGCAGTTCCACGCCTTCAGGGCCAGCGCCTTGCGGGTAGGCTTGCCCTTCTCGTCCTTCATCGGCCCAGGCGTCCCGCCCATGCGGGCGCAGAATGACTTGCGCCGTGCGGCGTCCTTCTCGGTTTTTGGGTTCGGCGCAGGGGGCTTCAGGTTCATGCCTTGGGCCTTGGCAGAGGCGCGTCCCTTGGCATTCAGGCCGCCCTTGGGGTTCTGGCCTTCCTTGCGCGTCCAGGCGGGTGTCTTAGACATCATGCCTCAAATCGTCACGTTGCCGCTGGGCATCGGCGCCGGCGCAGGGCCAGGAGCGGGGCCAGGAGCGGGACCAGGATTAGGTGGCAACTGATAGTCAACCCACTGCGTTTCACTCTGGCTCCATTTCCACACATAGCCCTCGACCGGCGCAGGCTCCACAGGCCGCACCACCCACCCAGGCGGGCACCACCAGACCGTTTCCTCACCGGGTCCAGGCACAGGAGGCTCAGGCACCTCCACCCAGCCGGGTGTGCCGTCCGTCTGCGGCTTCGGGATGGAGCCGTTTTTGCTGTAGAGCGTCATAGCGTCGGGAAGGCTGCGGTGGGTGTAGAGGTCGTGCGGGCATATCCGTTGGTGATGCGGACATCCTGCAAGTAGCCATTGAGCACCGCACCAGCCACGCGGTCAGCGCCGACGTACAGCGGATTTGTCTGGTTGAAGTTGTCGTTCACCGCGCCCGCGCTGGTAGCGTCAGTGGCTCCATCTAGAATGACCCGCAGGTTCCCAGATGCCGTGCCAGACCGAACCACCGCAAAGTAGTACCAAGTGCCCGACACCAGCGAGGTAGCACCCGTCAGTTGCGTGGCGGTGTAGCTGAACTGGAGCTTGTTGCCCGAGGTGACGTTGACTGACCAGCCCGTGGTGGCTGTGCCTTTGCTCACCAGCCCGTAGGCCACGCCCGTTGCATTGAGGTACACCCAGCCTTCAATGGTGAAGTCACCAGTTCCTAGACGCAATTCAGGCCTGTCTACTTTGGGGATGTAGTCGCCCGTACCATCAAACGCCATGCTGGTCGGAGACCACTTCGCCTGCGTGGTGCTGACCTGAGCATTGCCCACGGTCTGACCATTGTTGATCGTGGACGCGTCAAAGATGCCTGCGTTGGTGAAGTTCAGCAGCAGGCTGGTGTTTGTGATGGCGGTAAGGGGTGTGGTCGGCGGGGTGAAGTTCGCGGTGTAGACGGCGGTGCCTTTGACAATGCGTGGTTGTGTTGCGTACCCATTCATTGCAATGACTGGTATCCCGTTATTGCGGCGATAACCGATCCCAAGAACTTCAGTATCTAGCGCATATAGAGATCCTGCATTTGTAACAGGCGTTCCCGCAACACCATTGGTGTAAACAGTAAAACTAGTACCGTTTCTTACAAACGCTATGTGATTCCACTGGCTTAGAACTACATTCGGTCCAGTAATTGTTGCTGCCGCATTGGTGCCATCCGTAGAAAATACAGCCTGCGCAGACGCGGTAGCTAAATACAAAAGCCATTGATTAGTACCAGCAATTGAGCCGCTGTTCCACTTGCTTAACAACGTAGTTTCAGCAGGAAGAGCCAGCGGGTAATACCACATCTCTACCGTGAAGTCGCCGCTGCCAAAGTCAAACGCCGCATTGTCTGGCGCAGTCAGGTAATCCCCCGTCCCATCAAAATACCCACTGCCCCCATACGAGGCCGTGCTGTAAGACGCTGGCGGGTTGAACGGCGCGAACTTGCTGATGCGCGTGTCACCATTCACCGTGATGGCAAAGGCGTTGGTGCTGTTGTCTTTGAAGCGGTTGTCCTGCAAGCACAGCAGGGAGGTGTTGGTGATGGCCGTCAGCGGGGTGGTCGGCGGGGTGAAGTTGGCGGTGTAGACGGCGGTGCCCTGCACTGCTCTGGCATTGCTGATATAGCCTGTAAATGGTGAGGCGCCAGCCCGATTAGCACCAATACCAAAACCGCCCGTGTTTCCTGCTGTGCCTGAATACGTTGTAGTTCCTACAGATGCGCCGTTAACGTACCCAGTAACCGTTGTACCAGAACGCACAATTGCAATATGTGACCAAGCCCCAACAGGCACGGAGCCGCCAAGATTGAAATCTCCTACAAGAAAAACGCCCCATCCAAGTACGCCTGTGTTAGTGACGTACATATAGACACGATTGGATGTTTCACTGCCCCAAGAAATTACAACGCCGGTTGTTGCTGCTGACGGATTTACCCAACCTTCAAGAGTGAAGTTTCCTGCTTCGGATGTGCTACTTGCGGTTGTAAGGTAATCCCCCGTCCCATCAAAATACCCGCTCCAGTACCCGCTGGGCATGTACGGGTTAAACGACCCCTGCGTGGTGTCGCCGTTGCGGGTGATGCTGAAGTTGTTGGTGCTGCTGTCGAGGAACGTGTTGTTCTGAGCGCCGTTGGTTGCGCTGGTGTTCAGCAGCAGGGGGACGTACTCGAAAAAGGGATCGGTGGCCGGCGCAGGGGTTGCCGCAGCCGGCTTAAAAAAGCGACTCCGACTTGTCGAGCGCGTCACCGGAAACATCAGTACCCCTCGCCGGCCATGATGTGAAGCGATCCGCCACCAGCCGGGGCGATGTACGCCACCACGTTCTGGTCTTGCGCTTTCGACAAAACGATCTGCGTGGATGGCAAAACGGGGTAATCGGCAGTCGTGGCCGTTGCCGAGCCTTCGCCCACGCGCACGTAGGCCACCACCGTTGAACTCAGATTGGTGATGACCAGCGCCTTGCTGCCACCGCCCACCGTGCTGGATGCGGACGCTACGCCTGGCGACACCGTAACGCCGCTGCCGTAGGCCGGGTTGAATGCTGCTTGGACTGCCATGTGTGCCTCGTCAGGAAATGCGATACCAGGAATTGGTCGGCTGATAGAACCGGAGCCGGAAAAACGCCTCAGCCGCCATCGTGGTCGGGTCGCCGTAAACGGCAGACGCGCCATTGGCGCCCACGGCAAACGTGGTGATGATTTGCGTGGTCGTCACCAGAATCTCAGTGCCGTCAGGCGTCGATGTGTTCAGTGGCAGCGTCACGGTGCCGGCGGCCAGCGTGCCGGCAGGTTGCAGCAGAATCCACTGCTGCTCGCTGATCGGCGTGGGCGCCGCGATGTTGAAGCCCGTGGAGGGAACGTACAGGTTCACCGCCACCGTAGGCGATGCGAACTGCTGCTGGAAGTAGGACAGCAGGGCCGACATCGGCAGGCGCCGTGCGTCCCCGTTGTTCGGGCTGTAGACCGGGATCTGATCGCCGGCAGAGGCTTCTGACAGCAGCGGGAGTTGATTGATCGTCGGCATGTGCGCCTCTCAGAATTCAAGCGGGCCGTCACGACCTGCCAGGATGGGTTCTTCCGGGTTGTCCACGAACGGATCATCGTAGGCCTTGGCGCCGGCGCCACGCGGCATGGACGCAGGGAGTTGCATCTCCATCGGCATGGCCGCCCGCGACAGCAGCGTGTCATAGGTGCGCTTGGCCGTGGCCTTGGTGTCTGCCGAGACGGTTTTGCCGTAGCTGGGTGCCAGCTTGATGCCCAGGTTCGTGATGATCGCCTCGTAGGCGCTATCCGGCACGTTCGTCTCGTCGTCCAGGCCGGTGTCCTGCGGAGATCCCGGCAGTGGGTAACCCACGCGGATGCCCAGGGCATTCCACGATGCCATCTGCGCGTCCAGCCGGCGAACGGCGCTCTCGACCTGCTGCGGGCTCAGGTCAAAGACGTAGGACGCCAGGCCAATCTCTTCCAGCGAGGCCTCGACAAACTGGCGCTTGGAGTAACCCATCTCGGCCTCAGATCGGGTCGTCGTCGGCCGGTGCCGGCGGTGTCATGGCGGCGGTGATCTTGGTCATCAGCGTCTCGTCGCTCCAGCGGCGGTCGACCTTGATGCCCAGCAGCGCAGCCTGCTGCTCCATCTCAGCGCGGGTCGGCGGGGCGTTGTCTGCAGGCTCAGGGGCCGGTGCTGGCGTGGGTGCAGCGGGCTCCAGGCCCAGCGCAGCCAGGAAAGACTCATGCCAGCCGTCAGCGATGGCCGCGCCGAGGTCTTCGGGCGCCAGGCCCTTCATGTCATAGGTCTTCCCCGGAGGCCCGAAGTGCGGGCCAGGGCTGCGGTAGACCACGGTGATGTCGTCGCTCATTTCTTGCCCTTCGGCTTTGCGGTCTTGGCCGACTCACGGAATGCGGCGGCACTGGGCGCGCCCTTGGCGCCAGGCTTGCGCATCTTCTCGCCACTGCCTTCGGCGATGCGCTCGCGCTTGGCGTTGATTGCAGCGTACAGGCCGGCGGGCTTCTTCACTTCTTGCCCTTCGGTGCAGGGCCTGGACCCTTGCTCGGCTTGCCGGCCTTCATGGCAGCGGTGCGCGCCGTGTTCAGGGCGATGGCGACGGCCTGCTTCTGCGGCTTGCCGGCCTTCATCTCCTTGGAGACGTTGGCGCCAATCGACTTCTGCGAGTAGCCCTTCTTCAACGGCATGGTGCGCTCCAGATGTGAAAACGCGGGCGGCGGCCAGGAACTCCCAACCCTAACCGCCCGCGTGAGAGTCTACCAGCGATCAGGACGCGATACGGTAGATCGTGTAGGTGGCCGCAGCAGTCTTGCGAGCGCGGAACAGGCCCGAGCTGCTGAGTGCAACCGCCATGTTCCCGACCAGCGTGCAACCCGCTACGCCACCGCCCACCGAGATGGTGAAGGCGTTGGTCGCGCCGGTGTTGATGACACTGAAGTCCACCGAGTCGTTGATGGCCAGCGTGGTGGCTGCGTCCAGCACGGTGCCGGTCGGGGGCGTGGCCGTCACGGCCGCAGCGGTGGTGGAGGTGACGATGCCACCCAGGATCATCGCGGCAGTCAGGTCGCCCGTGGCGTTCAGCGCGATGGGGTCGTTCTGGAGGTTCCAGTCACCATCGTTGGAAACGTGCGGCGCGGTGCCCACTTCGTACAGAACGGGGAAGTCGCCGGCTTCCACGATGATCGTGGCGCCGTTGGCGAAAGCCGACGAGGTGTAGGTGGTGTTCACCACCGTCTGCAGCAGGCTGTTCGTGGTCGGGTAGTTCGGGAAGCCGACCACCTGATACACGGTGGCCGTGCCCTGGGTCTGGACGACGATGCGCTGATTGGCCGTCAGCGTGACGGTGGCATTGCCCTGGGATTGGACGGTCTGGTAGGCCATGATGTGTGTTCCTTGTTCGTTTGCGATGCGGGCCGGTGTTACCCGGCCCGCGTTCGATCAGGTCTGCGAGAACATGATGATGCCGCTCATCTGCGGCTGCTTGTTGACCACGCCGTACAGCGTGTCCAGCCGGTACTTGGTCTTCATCGTGTTGATGTCGTACTGCTTCGTCATGACCAGTTCGATGCCCTGGTCAGTGGAAGCACGCATCACGGCAGCGCCTGCGTCGGTGGGCACAGCGTAGCGCCCCGGCAGGATTTCGAGGGCGTCCTTCTGCCAGAACGGGTTCATGTTGCCGGCCACGGTGTTCAGGAACACGACAGGCGACGTCGCGGAAGGCGTCGGGATCGTCACGTTCTGGTACTGCGCTTCGGCATCGGTGCCGCCCTGGCCGCTCACGATGGCCGGGGTGATGACCAGCGTGGTGCCACCAGCGGGGACGCTGATGACACGGAAACTCTTCAGCACGCCGGTGGACTGCTTGGTGATGTGATGCACCGCGAACACGCCGCCGATGGTGAACGAGTCACCCACGGCCACGCTGGCGCTGGACGACACCGTGATCGTCTGGAAGCGGTTGTCAACGTTGCTGGTTTCGCCCGTGGTCGCCGTGGTGGTGGACTTGGGAACCCAGTAGTTGCCGGCAGCAGCCAGCGTGGACACCTGAATGCCAGCACCGCCAGCGGCAGCGGCCTTGCGCACCGCATAGTCCAGCTTGTACGTCTCGAACGACGCCACGCGGCCCACATAGGCGCGACGCAGGGCGCTGTCGGAGATGTCGTTGCCGAACGAACGGGTGTTCTTGGCCAGGTCAGAGGCCATCCCGTTGTA